AGAAGCTGCCCGTAAGCGTTCTTTCTGCGCTCGAAGTCGTAATTGGACTGGTGAACGGGGTAAAGCGGCCCGTCGTCGATGGGGCTGTTAATAGCTCAACTCTGAGGTGTCATGACTTACTCCGTTCCTGGTCTCGTTAGAACGCATCTCGTCAGCAGTTCCTATATGGGAAGTGTTGACAGTCCGTTCGTGCGAACACGGGCTGTAATCGACCAGATGAAGGGCTGGGAGATTATGAAGGCCGTTACAAGCGGAACAGAGTATTTGCGTGACAACTCCGAAGCGTTTTTGCCTCTTGAGCCCCGTGAAGACTATTCCGCGTATTTGTCACGGGTAAACCGATCGGTTTTTACGCCTTATACGCAGCGTTTACTGCGAGCAGCCGCCGGGTTAATCCTGCGAAAACCAATTAGTGTCCAAGGTGATCCCTATTGGACAGATGTATTTAACAAGGACGTTGACGGGTGTGGCTCAGATTTAGATGAGTACGCTCGACGACTCTTGATTTGTGCCCTGACGTATGGGCACTGCCACACGCTGGTTGATTTTCCTGCGCCTTCGGAC